CCCATCATCGCGGCGATAAACCACGCCACAACCGCCATTATGTAAAGACCAAATAAGCCACCCCGGCGGCGTTATTGCTTTTTCCTCTTTATAATCATAAAAACAATAATGCGGTTTAATTCCTTGCTTTTCCTGCTCAAGTGCATTGTTAATTATTTCGTCGTCTGTTAATAATAATTGTGTGCCGTCTTTTAAATGTCCGCAAAATCTCATATTTTTTAACCTCCATATTCTAATATTATCCTTTATAGGAAAAACCGCCGCCGGTATCGGTCCGGCTGGCATTCTCTGCGGCGGTTAGTTTGCTTTTGTTTCTGCTTCTGCTCTTAAAATCTTAATAGCTTCTTGCGTGGTGTGTTCCCTGTACCACTTCCAAGGCTTTTTATATGCTTTTGCAAGTGCAAAGTCTTCATGTTTTTCTGTCAAAATGCTTCTAACTTCTAAAAATGCCTTTTTTGCTTCTTCTAATCTGTTCATAATGTTTTTACCTTTCTTTTATTTATTCCCTTACGGGTAAAGCAAGCCGGGGAATCAAACCCCGGGAAAGCCGACCTTGCTATATATTCCACTATATGTTTTTTGCCTGCTTGCAAGTGCCTTATCAATTGGATTTTTTGGCTCTTCCTCTTTAACTCCTACAAGCCTATCAGCTCGCATTGTTCTAATGTGTTCGTTTCCGCTTTCGTCGGAAATAATAACGCATTTAACGCTTTTTCCGCTCTTTGTTGGCTCTATGCTTTTGACTGTGGAAGTGTAACCATAATTCCAAACTGTAATCATCCCCGGCTTTAATTCTGCCGCCGGGATTGCTTTCTGTGGTGTATGTATTCCTTGTAATTTGATTGTTGCCATAAATAACGCCTCTTTAGAATCTTTCTGGCTTTTCATATCTAATTATCACGACCGTTTCGCCTGTGCTTTTAAGTGTTCCGAATCCGTTAAACATCGGACCATTTAAACCTAATAACTTAGGCTGATTATAAAGTTCTTCTCTCTGACTTTCTGCCATTCTACCTGTATTGTAGTCATATATAAGACTTTCCATCTGCTTGGCTGTTTCTATATTGCTAGGCAAATCATAAACGCATTTATTGCCGTTTTCTAATGTTCCTATAATCATTTTTAATCCTCCTTATTCTGTAATCCTTTCAAATATAACTATTGTTTTGCGTGCGCTTTCTCTCTTCTTTTCAGCCATATAACTATGGCGGCGGCTCTTTAATGCCTTTCTTGCTGTCTCTATGCTATTAACTCCCCATGCTGCGGCTTCTCTTAATAACTCAACCTCTTCTTTTGGTAGCTTAATAGCTCTTAAAGTGTCAGAGTTGATAGAGTAATCATCTTTAATTCCCGGATACAAATCTTGGCAAACTGGAATATATTCATCACTCCCCATATTCTCGCCGATATTCCATACATAGAAACCAAATGGAATCTTTTCAACTATTTTATAAATATCTGTTTTACCTAATGTTTCACTTGTAATTGTGTCGCCCTTAACTTCAAATCTCATAACCTTGTACCATTTCGCCGATTGCGATATAATCGGCTTACCTTTCTTTTTTTGATTGGTGGCGGCGTGCGTCTTGGTAGGATTGCGACCGCCTTTTATTTATGCTCTTATTATAAAGCTATCGTTATATAATTACAAGTCGCAAAATGTAACAAATATATAAAGCTATCTATATATTTTTATTGTGCAATATGTATAAAGCTATCTATATATAAATATATAACGCTACTATATAATAAAGTTATCTTTATATTTATATTGACTTTGAAATAACGCTACTATATAATAAAGTTATCTTTATAAAAGGAGTTGATTTGATGGCAGTATCTAAAGCGCAAGCAAGAGCTATAAAAAAATATGATAATAAAGCATATTTTAAAAGCCTTGTAAGGTTTAAAAAAGAAGATGAGGAACGAATCAGAGCGGCGGCGGGTGATAGCCTTAATGGCTTTATCGTGGCGGCTGTAATGGAGAAAGTACAGGAGACAGAAAAAGCGAAAACTTTAAACTGTACAAGTTCCGACGAATGCCCGTTCTAAATAGTTAAAAGAATTTTAAAATATCACTTGACTATATAACGATAGCGTTATATAATAAGGGTACAGATTAAGAAAGGACAGCCGTAAGGTTGAAAAGGTGGAAAGGATGAAAACAATTGAATTATTAAGCAAAGTTGTTGGACTTGGATTTAGCAGAGAAAAGGCACTCGCAGGCATAGATGCAAGCCTTGATGAAGTGATTGGAGCAGAAAACAGAAAGCCAATCGCAGAGGAAGAAATAAGCGAAGAGCTGGCAAATGATATTTTGTTTGGCTTTGAATGTGAAAAGGAAAATTAATCAAGAAAGGTTAAAGGTGTGAATATTATGGTAGTGACAAAAACATGGAAAGTCTACGGAGTAGATGGACACAGGCAAAGAGAGAGCTTCGGAAAGTCTTATAAATACGATTTTTCAGAAGGTACAGATGTCAGAATTATTGAGGTTGAGAATTCCGACAAAACAGGGACGAACGATTATTCAATTATTCGCATTACTAGAAATAGTTCTGAAGAATGTGAAGAGGAATTATACGGACAGCTTTCTGATGGAATTTTTGAAAATTCCAGAGTTGGGAAAGTTGTAGAAATTTAAAATATATATTTTAAGCGGTGTATATCTGTTATACACCGCTTTTTTAATGCCTATTGATTAATTATATTTATTGTGTTATTATATTGCTAATAATTAAATATATAAGATTTACACCCGATAATATTAATATTGTTATCGGGTTATTTTTATGTTATTAGTATATATAATAATTAATTAGCTGGAGCAGATCCAGCAGAAAGGGGAACACATGGAGAAATTACAAGGAACACCAGATACACCCGAAGTATTTCAGAATGACATAGAGCTTTATTTGTCGCAGTTTTGCGAAGAGCACAACATCGAAGACATGACCAAAGAGCCACAAAGCAGATGGAATGCTGCCCTAATGTATATTAATAAATATGTTTTCAGTGATAAAAGTATATTAAAGTTAAGTAATAATATTAATAAAAATAACACTAGCTGCATAATGGATAGTAATTTTTATATGTATGATTTAGATAAATTAGAGTATATATTATATATATATTATTATTTATGTTCTGTATATGATAAAGAATGTAGTATAATGGGATATAGTTTATTGACAGGTATTAATTACGATACATTAATGGACTGGGGAGCAGATGAGAGAAAACTAAGTACAAAAGGCTTCGATATTGTGCAAAAACTGCGCATTTTTCGTGAAGAAAGTCTATCGAACAAGCTCGCAACCGGCAACAAAAACCCCGTCGGAATCCTTGCGATACTCAACCGGCACTTTGCTTGGAATTTGCCGGGTGTCAGCAGAGAAAGCACTACAAAGGTTATCAAGACAGCCGCAGACCTTCCACAGCTCGGCACATCTGGAAGCGCTCAAGGCTCTAATGTTCGTCAAATTGCACAACAAGAAATCATTGTGCAAGATGTACAAGAAAACCCACAAAGCCAGTAAACAAGCGGATTCTAGCTGTTTGACTCACGATAACAGCATTTCGCTAAATTAGACTTTAGCGAAGTGACAAAACAGAACATTTGAACGATAAAAGTACGACAAAACCAGTAAACAAGCGGATTGACAGCGATTGCATGATAATTATTTATTGCGTAATCGCTCCGCTCTTGCTGATTTCATTGTGCAAGATGTACAAACGCAGGGCGTGGGGGTTATATATACACGCATTGCGAGCCTAACTAAGTCGCTCAAATATTCTCAAAAATAAAAAGGCTTATTATATATATTTATATATACATAACCAACCAATAATAATTTATTAAACTATATACAATAACCATTATATTTATTAATATATAGCTTTGATAATAACCCATATAATATAATCAATTAAATCTACTGTACAAATCTGATAGATAGGTGTATAATAGACACATCTTAATTATTCACAAGATATTCAATGAATACACACATCAAAACGGCTAATTCAGCCGAGTAAATTCCAAAAAATTTCAAAAAATAAAAAAGAGTTAGGAGTTAGAAATGCAGGGAGCAGAGTATCAGGCTTTGGCTATGCGTACTAACGATAAAAAGTCTACAGATAGGCTTCTGAATAAGATTAACGATTTAAAGCTTGGCAATCATTGTGGAGATACGTCAGAGATTGAATTGGGCGGTGTTCTTAATGCTGCATTAGGTTTATCCGGCGAAGTTGGAGAACTTAACGACATGCTCAAGAAGTGGGTTTTCCATGAAAAGCAGCTAGATTCTGAACATTTAAAGCGTGAAATCAGCGATGTATGTTGGTATTTAGCTTTAATGTGCGATTCTTTCGAGTTTAACCTTGATGAAATCATGCAGATTAACATTGATAAGCTGAAAGCAAGATATCCAGAGGGATTTGATACTTACAAAGCTAATCACAGACAGGCAAGTGATGTTTAATGAGCGATATTTCATATCCATTACCTTGTATTAATTGCGCAAGTAGACTTCAGTCAGAATACGCATGTGCTAAGAGTGATGATAAGTTTGATAATTTTATTCCACTTAAAGATGTTGCACCTAGCGTCAATGAAAAGCCGGTAAATGACAATGTTAATCATCCAAGCCATTATGAGACTGGCAGCTTTGAATGTATAGATGTTATGTTGGAAACACAGGGCAAGGAAGCCGTTAAGAACTTTTGCTTATGTAATGCCTTTAAGTACATTTACAGACATAATAACAAGAATGGCTTAGAGGATATTAAAAAAGCTAAGTGGTACATTGACAAATACATAGAATTGTCAGAATAGTCACTTAATGCACCATAGCCAAGCGGTAAGGCACAGAGCTTTGACCTCTGTATGCGTCGGTTCGAATCCGACTGGTGTAGTTCGTCTTACTTTTATCGTAGACTACCATGTTTTGCATTTTAAGGTAGTCCTCCTTTCATGTACCTCTTTGGATTTTGTTCAGTTAAAAGCGGTGCAAGACCGCTTGAGAGGGCTTGGCGTGTATATACACAGTCATGTGAAAACCAACTTATCAAGAAGCACTCCTTACTAAAATACCCCTAATATTTTATTGTTTCTGTTCTTGTTTCTTGATAGCCGTTATAGGCGGTATTTGCCGATATGGGATAAAGGTATTCCAGTAGCTTGCTAAGCTATCCAACAGAAATGTTGTTCGTGTTCGATTCACGATGTCGGCGTTCTCACATATAAGTGAAATGGAAATATAGTTGTTGGTTACCTGTATTATCCTAAAACCAATCTGTATGTGAGTTGATGTGTGGCGGAATGGGTAAACGCTAACCGGTGGTTAAGAGAAAGGTGTGCAACAAGGATTGCTAGAACAAGTCTGGTAAATAGCTGTAAGCAATCACACCTATAAATCCGTTAGAAAATAAAAATCCATCTATCCCTATTCGTAGGTGCAGACTAACTGACGGAATCTCATGTGTGGTTCAAATCCACACCACATCAAGCGGTCGGGTCATTCCCGAATAAGCAGGCGTTGCAGTAGTCCCTGCTGAAATAATTAAAATGTTTGTATTGGTTGATTTGCGAACAGGACGGCAAATAGCGTAATGAAGTGCCATAAATACTTTCCAACACAAGAAACTGTACAACGGATAGTATGCAAGTGGGTAAGCAATCAAAGAAGATGACTGGTAATAACATTGCCAAGTGATAGGCAGGAGTCGTCTGTAATCAGCAACAATGTATTTTCAGAAACCAGTTATGCAGGTTCAAGTCCTGTCTATCCGATTACAACAAACTAGGTGATGCAGACCGAAAAGCACAAGCCTTAGTGCCTGTTTGTTGTTTTGTTAATAAGGCAGTTATCAGAAAGGCAGGTAATAAATATGCTATCAGAAAATGAAATCCAAACAAAAGTTAATTTTCTATCATCAGCAAGGTGTAACCACACATTCCATAAATACATTGACATAACAGGTGATTTGATAGAGGGTACGCTGTTATCAAGAATTTTATATTGGTTTGCACCAACTAAAGATAATAAAAGCAAAATCAAGATATACAAAAATGGCAAATATTGGATTGCAAAGCAAAGAAAAGACTGGTGGGAAGAGATAAGGATTACTGAAAGGCAGTATGACAAAGCGATTAAATCGTTGGTAGAAAAAAAGTTTGTAATTACAGCAAAATACAAATTCAATTCAATGCCAACTATACATATACGACCTAATTATGATGTTATCAACGCAGAAGTTAAAAAATGGGAAGAAAATATCAGGCAAGAGGCTATAGCAGAAGATGAAGGACAGAAATTACAAAATGAGAAAAACGGGAATGACACAAAATGTAATTCCCAAGGGAATAACACAAAGTGTAACTCGGGAATGCCACAAGGTGTAACTCTTTTAACAGAGATTACTAACAATGATTACCATAACACTAATTACGGAACATTAAATACAGAGTGTAATTCTCTTAACAGAGAACAATGTAATTCTTTTTTACCCAAAGATAAAAAAGTGAAAGAGTTTAAGCCGATAAGCGAATACACTCAAAGTGATTGGGAAGTTGCCGAAGAAAGAATGATAAGCAGAGCTGGCAAGATAGCTTATGATTGGACTAACGATGAAACGCTCAAAGAAAATACAGAAGCATTCTTTAAATACTTTTTAGACAAACACGGAGAATGTACTGGAGAATATCACTACCCATTAACAGATAAGGTTTTATCAAGAGTAGTAGATAATTTAACAAAAGAAACCGACATAGAGCGTGACGGATATACAGATACCTATTACGCAGCTATAAGTGATATGGACGATAATACAGACTATAAGATGTTAGTTGATGAATATTTCAATACAAAGTTTTCAACACAATGTGATTACAGCTTAGTTCATTTTTCTTCGGAGAATGTTTTAATCAACATTATGAACCACGCTTGTAAGAGCAGTTGGTGCGAAAGTAAAGAATGGTAAGGAGTGATTATTATGGCTATGGGCGTACACCCACTAAACAAAGATAAATTCTATGAAGCAATTAACCTGTACATATCGGGGCAGGCTTCACAGATAAAGGCGGCAAAAGTAGCAGGTTGCAGCGTACCGACATTTAAGAAATACGCTAACAAGATTTATGGCGGCGAAGAATTACCGGATAATTTATGGGGGAATAATGATGATTAAGAGAATTGTTAATCGTTGGATAAGACACAAGACAAAGAATTTGACAGAAATACCACTTTTTACAATGATATTTAACTATCGTAAATATAAAGCAGACGGAAAGAAAGGTAGTTGCATGTTTTACGCACACCCAGATATTGCCAATGATAAATTTGTGAAAAGCAAATTACAGGAAGTTGTTGACTATATCAGAGATAACTATGATTTGGATATATTTACGAAGATTTGAGGTGCGATATGAAAGATTGCTCAATTTGCAAATATTGTGATGAAGATTTTGATTTTGATGAAAAAACAGGAGAAGAATATCCGGTTTATGAATGCCAAAAAGGGAATGACACATCACTTGACTATGAGTGCAAGGATTTTAAGAAATACAAGCCTCGAAAATATATTGAAAAAGATACAGAGTGTGATAAATGTAAGTATCTTGAGACTTGTCTTGGCAAGGGCAATGTTATTGATTGTAAAACAATCTCTGACACAAGAAGCCATTACATATGTGGCAGAATGGGGTGTATTAAAAATGAATAATTGTAATCTTACCACTTGCCGATACAATGCAGATGGCAATTGTACAAACGAAGAAAAGAGAGAAGAATGTGTCGAAGTGGCCGAAAAGGTTTTATGCGTAGATAAGGAGAAACTTATGGATGAAATAAGAGAAGCTGACGAGAAGTAAGCAGGAAGGTGTTGTGTGAGGATGAAAATGATTATTGATTTTATAAAATCGTGGTTTTACTATCCGAAGATGAAAAAGTATTTGAAAGACAGATGTTGCATTTACTATTCGCAATCAAGGCTTAATTATGCGTTGTGGCATTGTAAATTCTCAAAGAAAATAGAAAAAGCAAAACAAAATATCGACAACAACGATATTTCAGAGTGGACTTGTCAATATCAGCAAGAACCAATAATAAGAAAATAAAATAACATTACCGGCTAACAAATAGAGTTAGTCGCTACCCTAAAACATTTATAGGCAGAGGTCTATAAGCACCTTTGCTGAAAAGTGGAGGTGCTTTTCTTATGGCTAGTCAAAGCCTTATTTCTACAATCAATGGATATGAAAATTACATAGAGAAAAACGGAATAGATGAACAGGTAATTAATGCCTATGTAGACGCTTGCAGTGTAGCCATAAACGGCGAGAAAGATATTGAGTATGGACTACAACTTACTAAGAGGGCAAAAGAGCTTATAGAGGGCTTCTGCATGACTAAAACAGGCGGTACAATTTGGGATTTAGAAAAGTATGCGTTTGCAAATAAAACGGAATATGAGCTGATTAATTGGTTTTACGATATTTTACTGATTGAAGCGCAAAACAAGGTTGTTGACAGTTTTTTTAGATACATAGAAAAGAAACGTGAACCTAAAGAAAGATTCTATATGCCGAGAAGAAAACAGTTTATCAAAATAGGCTTAATAGAAGCATTACAAGGCATGATTGATGATAAATATGATATTTTATGTATTTCTCTCCCACCCGGAACAGGAAAAACCACAATCGAAAAGTTTTTCCATTCTGCGGTTATAGGTTGGTACTCAAACGGATATAACCTTTTTTATTCACACAGCGGAGACATTACACGAATGTATTATGATGGAGTATACGATATTGTCACAAACGCTGACGAGTATACATGGGGAGAAGTGTTCCCTGGACTTGAAGTAACAAGTACAAATGCAAAACTTGAACAGTTTAACGTAGGGAAATATAAGCCATTTCAATCTGTACAATGTACATCTGTCGGCAGTAAAAATGCCGGTAAAGTCAGAGCCAATAAATTTCTGCTAGTTGATGATATGATAGGCGGCATTGAAGAAGCACTAAACCCAACCTATCTTGATAAATTGTGGGATAAATATGCAGTAGATGCACGACAAAGAAAGATACCGGACGAGGATGGAAACCCATGTAAAGAAATACATATTGCTACAAGGTGGAGCGTTAGAGACGTAATAGGACGTATTATACAAGCTTATGAGGGAAACAAACGAGTTAAAGTAATATCCGTACCTGATGTAGACCCAGTAACAGGAGAAAGTAATTTTGACTTTGAATTTGGTGGCTATACAGTAAAGGATTTTAAAGATATTCAGCTGCTTATGGATGAAATCTCATATCGCTGTCTGTATAAACAAGACCCTATAGAACGTGAGGGCTTATTATTCCCGGACGATAAAATCCGCAGATACCTTAATCTGCCACACGGAGAACCAGAAATTATCACAGCTCAATGCGATACTAAGGGCAAAGGTACGGATTACTTTGTACTACCGGTATTACAGAAATACGGAGAAGATTATTACTGCATTGATTGTGTATGCGATAACACAGCGGATTATGAAGAACAATACAGAAATGCCGCAGCAGTACTTGTGAATAATAAAGTACAAGAGTGTGAATTTGAACGTAATGCTGGCGGTGATAGAGTGGCTATGGAAGTTAATAAGCGTGTTGAGAGTGTAGGTTGGATATGTAACATTACTGATACACCGACCGAAACGAATAAGGAAGCAAGGATATTCCAATGTTCTAACTGGATATTACAACATATTATTTTTAAAGACGCATCACTTTATAAGCCTAATGAGCCATACGGAGTGATGATGTCACTGTTAAAGCAATATTCGGTATCAGGCAAAAAACAATTAGATGATGTTCCAGATGTTTTCTCAAACTTTGCACTAAGAATGACACAAGGTAATAGAACAGCTAAAGTTGAAGCTGCTATAAATCCATTTAGGAGGTATTAATTTATTATGACAACTAAGGACTATCTTAATCAAATAAGTTATTACAACAAGATAATTGATAATAAATTGATAGAAATAACACAGTATAAAGAATTATCATACAGCATTTCAGCGGTTGTTAATGAAGAAAGAGTTATGTCATCATCAGATCCGGACAAAACAGGCTGCGGATATGTCAGACTTGAACAAATGGAAGAAAGCCTTGACAAGCTTATAGATAAATACATTGATGTAAAGAACAAAATAATAGAGCAGATAGAGCAGATAAACAACGAAGATTATTATACAGTATTGTTTCTAAGATATGTCAGAAAGTTTACATTTGAAAAAATTGCAAATGAAACAGGCTGGTGCTGGCGACAAGTACATAGAATACATGCTAAAGCACTACAAGCCTTTGAAGACAAATATGGAAGTGAATATTTGTAAAAGATGTCATAGAATGTCACATTGCCGGCGTGGTATAGTATATCTGTAAGAAGTCACAAAGATGTTTCTTCATAAACACATCCTTATCGGAAGCACCGTTGCTTAATTGCGGCGGTGCTTTTGTTATGCAATGAGGTAGAGATATGAATTTTTATATGAATAAAGATAAATCAATAATGTGTCCGAACTGCCACAAGTTCTTAACTAAGGCAGACAGCAAAGATCCACGAACACATAAGTTAGCGTGCAAGCATTGCCACAAATGGATTTGGTATGTGCCTAACGATGATGATAATTTTCAAATTAAGGAAATACCACAAAGCAGAAGTTCAAGCGGTATGACATTTTATTAGGAGCAAGATATGAACACAATGTATTTTCAAGACCTTGTTAGAGGTTGTTATGGTAGAAAAATCGCATATACGAATGTAGGTACAATAACTGCTAACAATGTTGTTAAGGTTATTGGAAGTACTATAGGTGTATTTAATTGGAATAAGCCAGTTATTAAGTATCTGTGGAATTACTACAAGGGCGACCAACCTGTTTTATACAGAACCAAGCTGTCTAATGAAGATATAATTAATAAAATTGTCGAGAACCACGCTTATGAATGGGTTCAATTCAAGGTAGGACAAAGCTATGGCGAACCAATCCAGTTTATTAGCCGCAAAGATGATGAAACTATCAATAAAGCGGTTGATAAACTTAATGATTTTATGACAGATGCCAATAAGCAAGAAAAAGATATTAAAGCTGGAGAGTGGCAGTCGGCAACAGGAACATCTTTTAAAGCAGCCCAACCTAAAAAAGGAGATGTACCATTCAGAATTGTAGCACCTACGCCCCTTAATACTTATGCTATTTATAATGAGAGTACTGAAGAACAGATACTTGTTGTGCAGGAACTTAAAGACGAAGATGGAAACTGGTATAAGATGGCATTTTCAGACACTATGTCTTTCAGAATTGTTGACAGCAAAGTAGTTGAAGCAAAACTACATACATATGGCGAAATCCCTATTGTAGAATTTCCGAATAATCACGAAAGACTTTCTGACATTGAACTTATTATAGGTATGCTTGATGCAACCAATAATATGCAGTCCAACAGAATGGATAGCATACAGCAGTTTGTTGAATATTGGGTTAAGTTCGTGAATTGTGAAGTCGACGAAGAGACTTTTAAAAAAATGAAAGAAAACCATGCATTGGTTGTTAAGTCAATGAATAAAGATAACAAGTCTGATGTCGATATTATGACACAGGAGCTTAATCAAACGCAAAGCCAAGTAGCCAAAGAGGATTTTGTAGACAATGCTTTATCTATATTGGCTATTCCAAACAAACAAGGTAATACAGGTGGAGACACACAGGGAGCGGTTGAGCTTAGAAATGGATGGGATTTCTCAAAATCAAGAGCAAAATTAAAAGACCCTCTTATTAAATCATGTGAAAAGCGACTGGCTGTAGTGGTTCTTAACATCTTGAGACTTGCAGGAGAAGATTTAAAGTTGTCGGTCAGAGATTTTGATGTACAGATAAATCACAGTCCACAGGATAATATGTACACTAAAGCACAGACACTTACAGTGCTGCTTCAAAGCGGCATACATCCACTTATAGCGATTAAGACAGTTGGTTTATGGGGAGATGCGGAAAAGACATTCCTGTTATCAAAACCATATCTTGATAATATATATAAGACTATTGATGATGTGGAAGCACAAGAACAAAAAGCGCAAAAGATAGTTAATCAACTCAATAACAATCAGCAAAATAAGGCAGTTATCGAATAATCGGTAGTTGCTTTTATTTTATACATTTTGCAGCTATGCGGTAAATAGCAGAAAACACAGCAGGAGCGACCTGCGGTAACAAAAGCGTGTGTTTAACGGAGGTAATTATGACAAGAGAAGATGTATTAAAACTTTTTCCAGAAGCAACAGATGAGCAGATTACTAATCTTCTTAATCAGAACAATTCAGAAGTTGCTACGGAGAAAAACAAGGCAAAGCAGTACAAGGCTAAGGCTGACACAGCAGACGACTTACAGAAACAGCTTGATGAAATACAGGCTGGCAATCTGACAGAGCTTGAAAAGGCAAATAAGGCATTAGATACAGCTAATCAGCAGATAGCTGATTTACAGAAATCTAACGCTATCAGAGACCAGAGAGAAGCAGCTATGACTAATTTTAAGATTACTGCTGAACAGGCAAAGGCAGTTGTTAAAGATGATGGAAGCCTTGATTACACCGAACTTGGCAAGATTATGTCCGAAAAAGAAACCGCTGCGGCACAGGCTAAGGAACAGGAGATTGCTAAAAATCAGGATATTCCAGGCGGCGGCAGTAATAAAGGTGGTGCAGACAATAAGACAAATGCTGAAAAAATAGCAGAAAGCCTTATATCTAATGCACCTAAGAACAATGACGTTTTATCACATTACATTCAGTAATAGCAGGAGGTAAGAAATGGCAAAGGAAATGAATATGCAGTATGAAAAGACTTCATACGCAGGAGATGTTCAGATTTTAAAGAGAGAGCCCAACGAAGCAATCCCATTAACACTTGATTTTTCAACGGTAACAGAAAAGGATGCGAATGGAAAGAAGATTGTAAAAGCTGGTACACCTGTAAACAAGTCAGGTGTGGCTGATAATACAGCAACAGCAATCGGAATCTTAAGATTTGATGTAACAGAAGACAGACCACAGGGAGTAGTGCTTAAAAAGGCATATCTTAACACAAAGGTAGCAGAAGCACACTCAGGCGTTACATATGACGCAGCGGTTAAGACAGCTCTTCCAATGATTGTATTTGAATAATAACAGGAGGTAAATAGATGTTAATTAATGAAGTATTAGACAGTAAGTCTATTGCATTATCGGCAACAGAAAACGCTAGCAACCAGATACCTTATCTTGGTTTACAGTGGTTTCCTGAAAGAAAGAAACAGGGGCTTGATTTAAGCTGGATTAAGACACACAAAGGACTTCCGGTTTCACTTGCACCATCTAACTTTGACACAATCCCAACACTTAGAGCTAGAGAGGGATTAAGCAAGGAAAAAACACAAATGGCATTTTTCCGTGAGGGAATGACAGTCGGTGAAGAGGAAATGCTTGAAATTGAGCGTATTCAGTCAGCAGACGACCCTTACCTTGCAAGTGCTTTATCAAGCGTATATGACGATACTAACAATCTTGTAAGCGGTGCGGAGGTTGTACCAGAACGTATGAGAATGTCACTTCTTGCTACAAGCGCAGGCCATCCAGTAATTGCTATTGAAAGTGATGGTGTTCAGTATGCTTATGATTACGATAAAGATAGCTCATACACAAAAGACCATTATGCTAAGCTGTCTGGCACAAGCATGTGGAGCGATACAGTTAATTCAAAGCCGCTTACAGATCTTAACAATGCAAGGAAGAAGCTACAGAAGCAAGGCAAGATTGCTAGATATGTACTTATGAACAGCAATACATTCCAGTATTTGCTTGATAATGCACAGATAAGAAACTCAATCCTTGCACAGAACCTTACAGCAACCATTGAGGTTGACGATGATACTGTCATTTCAGTAGTACAGAAGAGAACAAAGCTCACTATCGTGCTTTACGATAAGATGTACATTGATGATGATGGCAAGGAACAGTACTTCTACCCAGATAACAAGGTTACACTTCTTCCAGAAGGTAGTCTTGGTAATACTTGGTTCGGAACTACACCGGAAGAAAGAACAGCAAGACAGGTAGCTGATGTAGATGTAACAGTATACGGTACAGGTATTACAGTTGCTACAAAGACAGAGTACGGACCACCTATGAAGATGTCAACATTTGCTTCCGAGGTTGTTCTTCCGTCATATGAGAATATGGATAGCACATTCGTATATGAGGTTCATAGCGAAGAGTAGGGGGTGCAACTTATGATATATCCATATATAGTGATTCATAACGGAAAATGGTATAACGCAGGCGAAGAGGTTCCCGAAGAGGGGGCTTTTTTAGGTTATAGCAAGACAACCATTAATCGCATGTCTACATCTGATTTGCAGGCTTTTGCCGCAGAACAAGGTATAGGCAACGCAGAAGAACTTACGGGAGCAGAGTTAAAGAAGCTGCTAATTGAGAAATTAGGATTATAGGAGCTAAATTATGGAATACACATTAGAACAAGTTAAAATCAGACTTAAACAATTTCATATTGATACAGTCACAAATGATGATGAAACAACATCTGATGTGGTAGTGTTCGATAACAAAGAAGATAATCCGATAATCGAACAGCTTATTAAACAAGCTACAGAAGATGTAAAGGCAAAAAGGTGTTATCCCGACAGCTATACAGATGAAATGATAACCGAGGACTTAAAGAAATTTGAGAGTGTTATTGTTAATCTGGCTGTCTACGACCATTCACAAGCTGGTGAGAACTACATGGCAAGTATGAATGAGGGCGGTGTAAACAGAACTTGGAGAGATAGAGACAGCTTATTTGTTGGGGTATTTCCTTTTGCTAAGGTTTTATAGAAGATTGTGCGTTACCAATACGGTAGCAGGCGGCACACATTAAGGGTGGTGGGCGGTGTGCCATTATTAATTATGAAAGGCGGTATATCAATGCCAATAGCAGTAATTATAAGCATTATTTCAGTTGCTTTTTCCGTCTTTTTCGGACTGTTTACATTGGGATTTAATCTTAAGAACAACAAAAAGTCTGACAATGCAGAACTTACAGAGCGTGTAAAAGAAAATACACGCATAAATATGAAACTTGACACAATATCAAGCAATACAACAGAGATAAAGAACGAAGTTACAGAAATGAGAAAAGAACTTAATTCTCACGATAACAGGATTATTAAGGTTGAGGAAAGCGTAAAGTCGGCACACCACCGAATAGACGGATTGGAAGCACGACTCAATGAAGATAAGGAGGTATAGCAGAATGGATATAACATCGGTAACAACAGTTGTAGCAATCGTTGTAATAACATATCTGATAGGCTTAGGAGCTAAGACAATTCCACACATTAAGGATAATTACATTCCTATAATCGTAGGCGTTGCAGGCGGTATCTTAGGCGTTATAGGTATGTATGTAATACCGGACTTTCCGGCAAATGATATTCTTAATGCAATCGCAGTAGGAATTGTGTCCGGACTATCAAGCACAGGTGTTAATCAGATTTATAAGCAGGTAAAGAACAATGCTTGACATTAATAAACAGGCTATGAAGTATTCACTTCAAGGACAGACGGTAACTATCTATGAAAGAGATGATGACGGCAATATCCTTTATGAAGGATATACCGACACAGAGGGCAACTTCATTCCTTATCTTGATGATGAGGGAAATAAGATACCTAAAGTCCTTGAAGAAAAAACAGGCTTTTCAGAGCCGGTCGATTTCAAAGCAAACATATCATTCAGCGGTGGAGAAGCACAGAGCAAGGAATACGGCTTTGATACCGCTGATTTTGACGCTATTTTACTGACAGATAGGAATACACTACCTGTTCAAAAAGGAGACCTTATATGGCTTGATAGCAAGCCTACATACACAAATGACGGTCTTATTGATGAAACATCAGCGGACTTTACCATTGTAGGCATTAAGCCAGCATTATATTCAACTAAGTATATGCTTAAAGCGGTAGTAAAGTAGGTGCATCTATGGCAAGACATACAATTAATATATCATTGTCTGAAAAGTCCGTAAATGAAGCTATCAGGCAGCTACAACAGTATAAGAACTGGCTTATCAAAAAGACTTTACAGCTTGTCAAAGAGCTTGCAGAAGTTGGAATACCTGTCATTGATGAAAATATGGCAAAAGCTAGCTATACATATGATGAGAAAGGTGTTCGTAGCGGTTCAGACACAAGCCATCACAGTTATGTTGAAATGAAATCCGCAGGAGAATATGTTGAAGCAAAATTAATTGTAGAGGGCAAAGAACTTATGTTTATAGAGTTCGGAGCTGGCGTTTTTTACAATGGAGCAGCTGGAAGTAGCAAGCACCCAAAGGGTGTTGTTAATGGTATGATTATAGGCTCATACGGCGAACATCACGGCGTACAAAAAGTGTGGGGTTACTATGATGATGACGGAACCTTAGTTCTTACGCACGGCGTAGAAGCACAAATGCCTGTTTATAAAGCTGATATGGAAATCATACAGAAATATGTTGAAGTAGCAAGGAGAGTATTTAGTTAATTTTAACCCATTCTGCTCTATAACCTATTATATCAAGAATTTCTATAACTTCATTATAAGTAAAACTTTCTTTGCGAAAGCGATTACTAAAATTTTGAAAAGAAAGATGTGTTCCGTGCCTACGATTTAATTCAGCATTTACTTGTGACATAGTAAAACCTTGAGATACAATAAGACCTTTTAATTCGTCTTTTAACATAAAATCAACTCCTTTATATTATTTTTAATATATTATCATAATAAAATTAAATTGTAAAGTTTAATAAAACGCTTGATAATTATAATATATGGGTTTATAATTAAATTATAAAATTTAATTAGAGGCGATATTATGGGAAAAGCGATTGATTTAACAGGGAGAAGGTATGGCAGATTAATAGCTGTTGAAAAAGTGAAAAATTCAAATGATAAGCACCACGCATACTGGAAATGCAAATGTGATTGTGGGAATTTTATTATTACAAGAAAAGACTCTCTCGAAAATGGATACACAAAATCTTGCGGTTGTATAAGCGCGGAGAAAGGCTATCATAATCACGGATACTCACACGAAAAGTTGTACAGCATTTATTATGGTATGAAATACAGATGTTATAACCCAAACTGTGATTCATATTCATTATATGGTGGCAGAGGAATAAAAGTATGTGATGAATGGTTAGAAAATGTAGAAAATTTTATTAATTGGGCTTACAAAAATGGGTACGATGATAAAAAGACTAAAGCTGAACAATCCCTTGACAGAATAGATGTTAATGGCAATTATGAGCCATCTAATTGCAGATGGGCTGATAAAGATGTTCAAAATTATAACAAAAGATGTACAAGAAAGATAGTTATAAATGGAGAAGAAAAAACATTACTTGATTTACATAAAGAATATGAAATATCAATGACTACATTGAGAAGTAGATATCAAAGATATTTAAAAGGTTTATGTACTGTTGACGAATTAATTCAAAATACAAAAATAATAAATAAGCCCCAACAGATAATTATTAGGGTTGGTGAAGAAGAACACAATTTGACAGAATGGGAAAAAATAACAGGCACATCAAGAAAAACCATAATTTATAGATATAGGAAAGGGGCAAGAACATATGAAGAATTATTTAAGAAAGGTCGCTGAAAAGCGACTTTTTCATTTTGCAAGGAGCGATAATCTTTGCATAGCAAGAGAGGTGTTTAGTTAATGGTGAATGCAAACGATTGGGCGATAGACCTCGAGAATACAGTCACAGCACTTGTCAAGGCTAAAACCCTAACACAGCTTAAAAAGACATATCCAAAGATAGTCATAACCAATGAGGGGGAAAACAGCGGTCAAGCAGCATTCCCAACAGTATACATTCATTTACTGCCAGCAGTTGAACAAGGACAAACACTTGACGGACAGACAATTAACGCATTGCTAGCAACATTCCAAGTAGATGTTACAACTAACACAAATAAGTCTGACTGTCGCAAGGTTATGGCAGTAATTACAGATACATTTAAGACAATGAGATTTCAAGGCAATGCAATGCCGGAATTTTCAATCAACAACAAAGTACATAAGAGTACCGCTAGATTCAGAAGAATGATAGCGGCAAATGACAGATTATTGTAACAAAGAGCAGAAATGCTCTTATTTTTTTGCAAATTTTTAGGAGGTAGACAATGGCAGATACAGTAGCAGGATTAAGCACACTGGGCGTTACTTTCTCTTATGGAGTTGAAACAACAGCAGGCACAAAGCCAACATCATTCAAGTTACTTACAAGAATTAATTCCATTGATGAAATTACAGTAACACCAGAAGCAATAGACGCTTCGGCACTTGAAGATAAGCAGACAAGAAACATTGCAGGCAGAGATACAGTTACAGATACAGTTGCGGTAACAGTTAATAAGACAGACGCAACTATTGAAGAATGGAAAACTCTTATTACAACATACAACGGATTAACAGGCGGCAAGAGAATGTGGTTTCAGGAGATTACTCCGGGTATAACAGACGCGGAGTTTTTTGTGGCACAACCACCATCAAAGTTACCAATCACAAGTAAGGAGCAGAACGGACTTCTTACAATGGCTATCAACCTTATTATTGAGGATATGGTAGGAACAGATACAGCAGTAACCCCAACATCGGGGGAATGATAAGCCAATCGACTAAATCAAAGGCTGTGTCGATTGGTGGCACAAACGCCAAAACAGCCGACTACACATCATATCTTGATGATGTAACAGAATAATTATTTAAAAAGGTAGGTGCGGTGTAAAATCCGCACCTTTCCCTATATGGACGATAGGGCGGGAAAGGGTAAAAATTATGATGAATATTAATGTAAACGGAAAAGAATACAAAGTTGAGTTCTCTTTTGGAGCAGCAGAGTGCAAAGAGATAGTGCAGAAAATGTTTTCTGTCGTTAATGGTTCTTACTTACTTGCACAGACAGATAAGAGTGTTGCACAGGCTTCCTTTGATGGATTGGCAAATATGACAGCAGATGTGCCAGAGATTTGCATTTTAGCCATTTATGCAGGTTGTATTGACAATAACCCAGTAACTATGAATGAAGCAAAGGAACTCACTAGGGCATATATTACAGAGAAAAGAAAGACAGATAAGAGTTACGGATATAGAACATTGTTTGAAGAAATCAAGAAAGCGATGGAAGATGATGGTTTTTTCGAGCTGTCGGGAATAACAGCGATGTTAGAGGAGATGGCGAACAATGTGGAAGAAGCGACACAGGAACAGAAGAAGCCGACAGTAGTTCCACAGGACCACAAGAAAAAGCAGACTTCCACAAAATAATCTGGGAAGAATACTTTGTCTTAGCCAGTTCGCTAGGCGTTAGTTATTCAGATTTTCTAAAAATGACACCTAAAAAACTATGGGCTGTTGTAGAGGGTAAAAAACTTGAAAGACAACGAATGGATTCAGATATATGGCTTGCGATAGGTAGTTACATACTTCCAGCAATCAAGATAGGTGTTAGAAGTGGTGCTTGGGGTAAAGGTGAGCTTGAATACCCAGATAAGCCTATTTATAGAGATATTAACAAAAAAGAGAACAGTGAAGATGAAATACAAAGAAAGAGAGAAGAGTTTGTCTTGAATATGAAAATACGCAAAGCAAACTGGGATTTAACACACCCTAAAAATGATAAGCCGGAGGTATAAGCGTGGAATTAGATTCATTAGAAGTCAAAATTACCGGTACTGCCACTAAAGCTATCAATTCTGTCGATAAACTGATAAATCAGCTTACAAGGCTGTCAACATCACTTGCAACTGTGAATGGCTCATCATTAAGTAGCCTTGCGAATGGTGTTAATCAGTTAGGTTCTGCTATGCAGAATATGAACGCAGGAACAGCAGATTTTACAAGACTTGCTAAGAACATCACAAAGATAGGTTCTGTTGATTCAGTTGCCCTAACTAACACAGCTACATCACTTCAAGCTGTCACAAAGGCAGTTGCAAGCATATCAGCTATTCCGCAAAATGCAACACAGGTCACAGAATTTGCAAAGTCACTTGGTAAGCTAGGCAGTAAGAGTATAGAAAACGCCGTTGTAAACATTCCAAAATTGGGCAATGCTTTAAATGGCTTAATGACAACGCTATCAAGAGCACCAACAGTAAGTCAGAATGTCATTCAAATGACTAACGCATTGGCTAATCTTGCTAGTCAAGGTAGCAAGGTGGGTACTTCTTCAAACTCACTTCAAAAGTCGCTGTATGGCGTTTCTACAAGTACTAGGACAGCAACTAGAAGTAGTTGGAACTTAGCAAGTGCAATAGGTAAGTTTTATGCCACCTATTTTATGGTAATTCGTGGCAGTAAGAAATTTATAGAAGCAATCAAGTCAACAACAGATTACATTGAAGCGTTCAACTATCAAGCGGTAGCATTTGGCAAGATTGGTTCAGAATGGGATAAAGACTATGAAAAGTACGGATATGATAACGCAACAGCATATGCAGAAAGCTTTCAAAGTAGAGTAAATGATACTCTTGGAAAACTATCTGGCTTAAAAGTTAATGTTCAAGGTGGTTTGCTTGAAGAAAGCGGAGCAAAGAACTTAGGACTTAACATACAAGAGATAACGCAGTACGCTTCACAGTTAGCTTCTGTCACTAACTCATTAGGACAGACAGGCGAAGCAACAACGGCAATAACAAAGTCAATGACAATGCTTGCAGGCGATATAAGCTCACTTTTTAATGTGGACTATAAAACGGTTGCACAGAACTTACAAAGCGGCTTAATCGGTCAATCAAGGGCATTGTATAAATATGGTATTGATATTACTAATGCTACATTAGCGACGTATGCCTATAACTTAGGCATTTCTAAGTCTGTATCAGAAATGACACAGATGGAAAAGCAGCAGTTAAGAGTGCTGGCGATATTAGACCAAAGTAAAGTATCTTGGGGCGATTTAGCCAACACTATCAACAGCCCATCAAATATGTTACGCCAGTTCAGTAACAATATGAAAGAAGTAGGAATGGTAGCAGGACAGCTATTTATCCCAATTCTTTCAAAGGTTATGCCGATTGTAAATGGCGTTACTATTGCAATCAAAAGATTATTAGTCAATCTTGCTTCTTTAATGGGCGTTAAGATTGACTTTGAGAGCTTTGGACAAAGTGGCTATAAAGACACATCAGACGGCTTAGAAGATATTTCAGACGGCTACCAAGATGTAGCTGATTCAGCTAAGAAAGCTACATTATCCCTTATGGGATTTGATGAAATAAATAAATTACAGGACGATACAAGCTCAAGCAAGAGTTCAAGTGGTGGCGGTAGCAGTATTGACTTAACAGATGATATTGCTAAAGCGGCGGCTGATTATGAAGCGGCATGGAATAAAGCATTTGCAAATATGGAAAATTCGGCAGTTGCTTGGGCTGATAAGATAGAGAAAGCACTTGAACCTGTTAGGAAGATATTTAAAGATTTTGCAATCGGGGATTTCTATGCAGCAGGACAAGATACATCTAACCTTGTGGCAGGAATTTTTAATTGGTTCGCAGATGCCATTGATAAAGTAGACTGGTACGGAATAGGCAGAAAAATGGGAGATTATCTTGCTGGAATTGATTGGGTAGAAGTTCTTTCAAGTGTAGGCAGGGCAATCTGGGAAGCTATAAAAGCAGCTATTGAAATATGGCAAGGACTATTTCAATCTGCACCCGTTGAAACTACAATCATGTCAGTTCTTGGAGTTATGAAGTTTACCGGTTTAGGCAAAAAAATAGGAGAAAGAATATCAGACGCATTAAGTTGGAGTGCTATAAAGAAAGGATTAAAGAGTTTTGCTGGTGGAGGTGGACTATTAAAAGGTCTGCAAACTATGCTGACTACTGACTTATCTGTAATAATGGGAGCTGGTACAGCGACAGAAATAGGCTTAACTATTGGAGCAGGAATCGTAGGTGGCATTGGTGCAGCTATTATTGGATTTAATATAGGCAATAAACTAAATGAAGCACTTACAGGCGAGAAAATAGATATGTCAATGTTCGACCAATTAGCATATCTTATAAAAGCACCATTTGAAGATTTACCTAGCTTTATTGACGGAGTGATAGAAACTATCACATTCGGGCATAAAGATGATATAGCAAATTGGTGGACTGTAAGTGTTGCGCCGTGGTTTACTAAGGAGAAATGGGGAGAACTGGGAGACAACATAAAAACATCTTTAAGCGAAAAATGGAACAGTTTTTCAGATTGGTGGGGCAATACAGCTATTGTTAGCTGGTGGAATAATAATGTTGCACCGTGGTTTGAAAAAGAAACATGGGTTGACGCTGTTGATGGAATGAAATTAGGAATACAAGAAAAATGGGATTCAATCGTTGGTTGGTGGAACAGTCTGGCAATTGTTTCTTGGTGGAGTAATGATGTGAAACCGTGGTTTACTAAGGAAAAATGGGAAAACTTGGCTGACGGAATTAAAAAAGGCATTCAAGGGAAGTGGGATGATGTTGTAGATTGGTGGGATAGCAAACCAGCACTTCAACGCATTTCTGTGGCTATCGAAGATTTTAAAGCTAAGATACAGAACGCTTGGAACAGCTTTAAGCAGTGGTGGAATGATTTAGGACTTGAATTTCCACACATTGATACACCACACTTTAAGATTGACGGAGAATTTAGTCTTGCACCGCCTAAAGTGCCAAAAGTCAGTATTGATTGGTATGCAAACGGCGGATTCCCAGGCAAAGGACAATTATTTGTCGCAAACGAAGTTGGACCCGAAATGGTTGGTACTATGGACGGAAGAACAGCAGTAGCCAATCAACAGGAAATTACACAAGGTATTGCTAATGCAGTTTATCCAGCCGTTTACAATGCAGTTGTAGCGGCTATGTCAGAAGCTAACAATAATGTAAACATAACATTACAAGGTGACGCAGATAAGCTGTTTACAATGGTACAAGATAAAGCTAACAGCTATACAAATATGACAGGTCAAGCGGCTTTTCTATATTGATAAGATAAAAGTATTGTGTTATTCTTTTGCTATATAAAAAGCAAAGGGGTAACGCAATATGAAAAAGAAAAAGAAACTTTACATCGGTTTGGCAATAGCTTTTGTCTTAGTCTTGATAATAGTTTACGGCAATAGAAGTACCGATACAAAGACAGAAAACACTAATACCATAACAGAAAAAAGCAGTGATAATGCCACTTATAACAATACGGAATTTAAGTATCTTAAGCATGAAATTATAAATAATAATGAAAAAGATATACTTATTGTTTATTTTGATTTCACTAATAATTCTAAAGACAATACCAGAGCTGCATATAATTATGACATAAATTGTTTTCAAAATGGCGTAGAATTGGATTATCCTTTACTCAAAGTTGTCGAAGAGGAAGATAATATTATGAAAGAAATACAGCCAAACACGACTATTACAATTGCAGAAGCGTTTATTTTAAATGATAGAAGTAATGTAGATTTAGAGGTGGAAGCCCATTCGTCATTTATTGATAAAAAACTTATTAAAAAGACATTAACACTTGAATAAATTATTTAATGGAGCGTATCTTTTGGTGCGTTCCATTTTTTATTGAAAAAGTGCTTGACTTTTTTGTGCGTACGGTTTATATTAAATGTGCGGACAGAAAAGAGGTGAGTATATGTCCAATAAAAAAGGTAGACCTAAACTCGACAATCCTAAAAATGAAAGAATATATATTCGTGTCACCAAAGAGGAAAAGGAAGAAATAATGAATTTTTCTGATAAAAGCGGATATACAATACTTGATTTGATTAAAAAAGGCATTGAAAAAGTAAAAGGGCAAAAAAAATAAAGCGTTGCACCGCTACCAACGAACACAACGCTTTAAAAACACCAATCCGAAAGGAATTGATAAATCTATCATATCAGTTTCTTTCGGAAAATTCAAGATTATTTTCGGAGGAAAAACAAATGAGTAATGTAGAAATCGTAACAAATATTGACATAGCGTCAGAAATTGCACACGCAACAGTAACAGAAGTTTTAGCAAATATGGAAAACGAAAGAGTTTCATATGTTCTTATGGGAGTTTTGCAGCAGATAGAAACCATTCAGGACAATGTTAATAATTTTAATTTAAAGGAACAGGACAAGGCTACAAAGGAAGTGGCATAATATTATTGCGTGAGGCATTGTGGGCATATACTCCCACTACGCAATAGATTCTGTTTAGAGCAAATGATAAATTTTTGTAGGAGGTAAAATAATGAGTTATAATTATCCAACTACAAAAGATAGTTCTCACAATGAGATTAAAGTACCTATGAACACTAAGAATATTTGCGGCGTAGACTGCTATGAGCAGAATGGCGTTGCGTACTTAAGATTGGAAAATGTTGCTAGAGGACTTGGGTTTACTCAAACCCAAAAGAAAAACGGAGTGGAATATATATCTATTCGTTGGGAAACAATCAACAGATATTTAGAGGATATTGGTTTCCCCAACAAGCTGGGGAAAGACGATTTTATCCCAGAAAACATCTTCTACAGACTAGCAATGAAAGCCAAAAATGAAACAGCAGAGAAATTTCAAGCATTAGTGGCTGATGAGATTATTCCGTCAATTCGCAAGAATGGAATATATGCTACTGATAATGTTATTGATGAAATACTGAATAATCCAGACTTTGGAATAGAATTATTAACAAAGTTAAAACAGGAAAGACAAGCAAGAGTTGAAGCAGAAAGAAAGAATGCTATCTTAACACATGTCAATAAGACATATACAATGACAGAGATTGCTAAGGAACTGAATCTGAAATCTGCCATTCAACTTAACAAGTTACTTGCTGATAAAAAAATTCAATACAGTGTCAATGGAACTTGGGTTCTTTACTCACCATACAGCAGTATGGGATATGAAGAAATTAAGCAAGAAATCCTCGACAATGGTAAGGTTATTTATCACAGGAGAATAACACAGCTTGGAAGAGAATTTATACTGCAATTATTCAATGAAGTTGCATAGATTTTCTTGAGAATATTAGAATGGCTCAAACAGAAATAAATATAATGGTTGCAAGAAATTTGTAACCACACTAAGGAATGTATCAGAAATGGTGCATTCCTTTTTTAATGCCTTGAAAGGGGTGGTTTGATTGATTGATGCAGTTGTGATTGAGGGAGTTAGGTTCCCAGTGGCATATAACGGCTACACATACAGTAGGAATAAGATATGGTCTAAGAATACAGGAAGAAATGATTATGGAGAAATGGTTGGCACGATTGTAGCACTCAAAGACAAGATTGAACTGCAATTACCGCCGCTAACAGGTGAGCAGGCACTGTTGCTTGATAATGTGGTAAGTGACATAGATAACCCTTATCCAACAGCACAAGTCTTATTCTTAGGTGGTACGCAAAAAGAAATGACAATATACACAGGAGATGTGACATATCCGTATCTCACAAGGGCGAAGAATGAGGACGGACTAATAGTCGGAGCAAAATTAAGTTTAATTCAAAAATAAAGGAGAGTTCCACATGAAACTTAAAACAAGTGAGTTAATAGACAGATTTCAAAGTTTAAGTAATATATCGCATGACAAGACTACAGGCAGAATTGCTATGGCTGTTATGTGCAATATTAAGGCATTGGAAGAACTGTACAAAGCAACATTACAGACTATAGAAGATACCAAGGTTAAGTATGCAGATAAGGACGACAGCGGCAATCCAGTTATCAACGATAATCAGTATCAAATTACATCAGAGAACTTAAAGAAGTTACAGGAAGAAATGCGGGAAATCAATGAGCAAGAGATTGAAGTGCCTGACATGACAATGCTTCCTATGGACGCATTCGATAAATGCGAAGAAATTACACCGGCTAAATTATACTCAATCGAGTTTATGATATCACATTAATTAATCAATAAAGGCGGTGTAGAATGAAGATATTAGACACAGCTATGACGGAAATTGTTAAGGGAAATAGTGCAAGATACTATTCTAAGTATGTTGTTGAAGGAAAAGAATATATCGAAGCACTCAACAATTTCAAGTTTCAAAACATAATAAATCCCAATAATGAAATTACGATAGGTAACACTTGCAGTAGCGGTGTTACCTTTTCTATTTATATGCCAGCAATAAGCCTTGAAAATAAGGAAATTACCATATTTGAAGGTGTTAAGGTTGGCACAGAAATTAAGTATATTAAGTTGGGAATATTTACAGTTACTAAGCAGACAAGTGACGGAGAATACACAAACTATGAAGCATACGACAGAATGTATAAGGCTGATATGCCTTACTTCTCGGACATGACATTTCCTAGTACAGATAAAGCTATTCTTAATGAGATATGTGGCAAGTTAGGGATATCTTTAGCAACAAATATAGTTACAGCACATACTATCAGCGACAAGCCACAAGGATATACCTATAGAGAAATTATCGGTTATATGGCTATGCTACAAGGCTGTAATGCAGTAATTAATTCTGACGGAAACCTTGAATTAAGGTGGTATAAAGATAGTGGATATGTACTTGACGGACATAAGTATTATCAGCAGGGCGTTACATTCACAACGAGTAAAGATTTTATTATACAGAAGCTGACTTGCAACAATACCAAAAGCGGTTCTACAGAACAAAGTCAGATTACTTCTGGTGACGGAGCGACAGGACTTAGTTTTGCCAATCCGTTTATGACGCAAGCAATTCTTGATGAAGTCTATAAAAAGATAGGTGGTTTTACATTTAGACCGCTTACAGTTAAGTTTGTCGGTGATTACCGACTAGAAGTTGGTGACATTATAACTGTCAACAAAGGTGGCGTTGATTACAAAGTACCTATAATGCAGATTATACACGAATGCGACGGCGGCTTAATGGATACTGTTACATCTATAGGTCAATCTGACGCGGAGAATACAAGTGTTGCTTCTGGTCCTATTACTAAGCAGATGGAACGGTACTATGCCGACTTGATACTTGTAAATAAAGCACTTATCAATAAGCTATCTGTTGATGAAGCTGATATCAGATACGCAAGCATTGAAACCTTAAAAGCTGTTAATGCTGATATTGATAACCTTAAAACAAATAAACTAGATGCAACATATGCAGATATCATTAATGCTAATGTGGAAAGCCTTAAGGCTGTTAATGCGGACATTGCAAATCTTAAAGTAGATTATGAGAAAGTTGGCATACTTGACGCAAGTGTAGCTGATATCAAGACATTAATATTCGGTTCAGCAACAGGAACAACAATAACAACGGATTTCTCTAATTCTGTTATTGCTGTTTTGGGAGAAGCGCAGATTAAGTCAGCAATGATTGATAGTCTTGACGCAAGCAAAATCACAGCACTTGACATTAATACTACTAATGTACTTGTTCACAGCGAAGATGGCAAGTCACAGTGGAAAGACAATACAATTCAAATATCTGACAGCAATAGGGTTAGGGTTCAGATAGGCAAAGACGCTAATTCAGATTACAACATGTATATCTGGGATAAATCAGGCAATTTGATGTTTGACGCTATTGGATTAACAGACAAAGGTATTCAACGACAAGTTATCCGTGATGATATGGTTAAGGATAATGCTGATATTGCCGCAAGCAAGTTAAATATAGAATCGCTGTTCAATGTTATCAACAATGATGGTTCACACACGCTTAATTCAACGAAGATATATGTTGATAGTGAACAGCAAACCCTTGATAGCGTATTCAAGAGTATTCAGACAACCGTTGGCGGCAATTCTACATTATGGGGTTCGGCTATTAAGCAATCTAAAGATTTTATTGACCAAAAGTTGTGGTGGACTGATATTCGCAATGGAGAGTCTATCGAAAGCAAATTCAACACAGTTACAAGTACGCTTGATAGCTTCGGTGTGCAAATAGGAGATGTTTACAAGCAACTCAACGATGATTTCAAGGTATATCAGGTGACATACGAGCCGACTAAGGATAATTATCCAGCTAATGAGTGGAGTGTACCTATATATCCAAGCGATGATAAATACCCTAGTGATAGCACATGGGAATACACAGAAGCAGAATATGATAATTATGTAGGCATTATAGCGTATTGGGAAGTGCAGAACAGAGCGTGGCGTTGGATTAAAAAAATAGATGGAACGCACGATTGGAAAGAAATATCTTCAACCGAAATCGCTTATCTTCTTAATCAAAATGCCGCGTTAAAGGTGAACCTTAATACAATCAGCTCTGAATTAAGTAAGACGCAGATTGATATAAGAGACAATTATAGCACCACTGTACAAGTTAATAACGCTATTACACAAGCAGTTAATGCAGAGAGCAATAGTATCAAGAGTGAAATTTCTACAACTTATGTAACAAAGAATGCTCTTACAGGCTATAGCACTACAGAAGCTATGAACAATACTATAACACAAGCGATAACCAAGGAAAGCAATAGTATAAAGTTAGAAGTTTCTAATAATTATGCCACTAAGAAGAGCCTTGAAAGTTATGCCACATCAGCAAGCCTTGAAGCATACATTAAGAAAGACCCAACAAGTGGTGAGCTTAAATCCGCAATTGAAGCTATAGCAGACGATATAACACTTAATGCAAGTGGAACGATTAATATTAGTGGTAATAAGTCTGTTAATATCAATGGTAATCTGTTCACACTTACATCTACTAATACTACTATTTCAGCAGATGGTTCAATAGACTGCAAGAAGCTAAAAGCTGTTAATGCTGATTTAGAAGGAACTTTTAAAAATGTAAATGTAACTGACGGAGGTATTACAATGACCACTACTATTATTGGCGGTGAATACCTTATTAAAAGCAGTACAGGGGCATTTTTACGGATGCAAGGACACTACGTTGAAATGTCAAACGATGATGGTTCAGGAACGAAATGGATACTAAGTAGAAGCGAATGTGTTTTTAACGACTATTTAGGTGTTAAGATATATCACCCTTCACTTAAAAACTATATGCGACCTGCTTTGTCTATGAGCAATCCAGTAACATTTGATTGGAGCGGAAGCGTTTTAACTATATATGTTGATGATGTAGCTGTAGCTACATGGGATTGGGGACAAAAAGAGTGGTACTAAATCCGCACAGCGGTAGAAAGGAAAACAATATGTTAAGTATAACAAAGACAACAAACTTAAGCGGAACATCAGTGATTAATGGTCAATCAGCCATGACAATGTATGCGGCTATTCCAGAAACTGGTTCATTGACAATTAGTCAGACAATTACTAACAAGGAATTATACCTTGCGAATCAGACACAATGCGATACTGATTATGAGAATTTTAAATCGGAAGTCAATAAGCTATTAAAGAATGAACAGCAGACAGTCGGTTCAGATACAGCAGATACAATAACAGAGTAAATCATCAGAGAGTGTGGGTTTAAACCTGCACTCTTATTTTTAGGAGGTAAATTATGAGCTTAACAGGATTTCTTTCGTACAGCCGTGTAAATTGGCAACAATCGCCAAGTAAAAGTACTCCGCTTAGTGCGGCGAACTTAAATGTAATGGACGCAGGAATTAAGAATAACAACGACATGATTAGTAATATTCGTGACGAGATTACACAATTAAACAGCAATATTGACGTTAAAAACTCTTTTTGCAAAAATATTGCAAGTGTAGATGGTACTTTGGAAGGTTATGGCTACAATTATTGCTATTATAATAAATCTACCAAAACAGGGATTTTATATTATGCATCAAAAATCGAAACACCAGATTCTGCGCAGAATAATTTTACAGGATATTATAACATAGAAACAGTTCTTGAAAATATGGGTATTAGCTTTAGTAAGATATTAGAAAGCAATTATACTCCTTATGATGCCACAGGTGTAGTTCGAGCAAAGTTGATAGGCTATGGAACAACATTGTTATATAGCTCTGCAAGTCAGCATTATGCTTTTGCTCGATATTATACAAAAGATGGTAATAAAGGAGCATGGGCTACAAGCGAATTCCAAAAGGGTGATTATATTACAGGCTCACTTATATTTAGTTAGGTTTTGGATACTGCCCTAGTAATTGCACCGTTGTATTTAATATTATCACTGTTTAGTTGTAGAATGAAAATAAGACATAAGGTATTGACAAAAATTACAAAAGAAGATGTAAGGTATTTCCTTATCGAACATGACGAACTGCAAGAAGCAATTCACAAGGTTGGCAGTGCCACATAACATTAACAATATAATATTCGCAAAAAAGCACCTTAGTGGAAACACTGGGGTGCTTTTTTGATACACATTTTTCTAAATTTAGGAGGTAAATTTATGAGTAAATTATTCGGAATTGACACATCAAGGTGGCAGGGAAACTTTGATTTTATAGGCGCAAAGGAAAATGAGGGTGTAGACTTTGCCATTATCAAGGCAGGCGGTGCTGATGATGGCTTGTACGAAGATAGAGAATTTGAAAACAGTTACAATAAGTTGGAAAGTGCAGGAATCCACAAAGGAGCCTATTTCTTTGGTAACGCATTAAGCAATGATGAAGCTGTAAATGAAGCCCGATATTTTGCACAGCTTTTAGCAGGCAAATCATTTTGTTATCCAGTGTTTTATGATGTTGAAGCAGGCATGGTTACTGGCAACGACCTTACAGACATTATTATGGCGTTTCTTGATGAAATGAGAAATGCAGGATATAAGAATGTCGGCTTATACTCATATGAGAACTGTGTTAACAATTATGTAGACATTTCAAGAGTAAAAGAAGCTGGTTATGCCATTTGGGTAGCAAAGTATTCAGATGCAGAACCTAGAATTGCCGTTGATTATGATATGTGGCAGTTCGGTGGAAGTGTTAATTATCTTAGAGACGCACAGATTAACGGGCAGACAGTAGACCAGAACTATTGCTACACTGATTATTGCATAGACCATATCGTTGAAGAAATCACAGTACCAGACTATGAGCCAGTGCCAGACACTAAGTATCATAAAGGCGATACAGTTAAGGTTATTAACGCTATTCAGTATGATAATAGTGAGCCATTCAGCACTTACTATGATGAGTACAGCGTTTTATCAGCTAATGGCAGAAGAGTTGTTATCGGTGTTGATGGCGTAACTACTGCTGCTATTGACGAGGATAACATCAGCCTTGTTAAGTGCATTTATGACAATGACAATGATATCAACACAGATACAGTAAACCGCGGCGACGGCAAGAAAGTCAGAGTACTTGATAACATTGATTATGACGGCGTAAGATTCGCGACATATTATGATGAATATGATGTAATTGAAGAGAGTGGAGACAGAATTGTTATAGGTATCGGCACAACAATCACAGCCGCTGTCAATATTGCTAATCTTGAATTTGTCGGCGGTGCAAGTTCTGATGATGCGCCTACAGATATCCCATTCAGTGAAGATATTGAAGAGGGCAGTACTGTAAGATTTGTCGGCGATACCGATTATGACGGCACACCTATTAAGGCTTGGTTTGATGAATACACAGTATCAGAAAAAAGTGGAGACAGGGTTGTGCTTGTGCATGACGGAGAACTGTTTGCTGCAGTCAATGTAACTGATTGCAAACTTATTTAAAAAACAAAAATACAGGTCTTGCTTTAATGTAAGACCTGTATAAATTAAAAAATTATTTCTTTTCTTTTAACATTTTCTCAAATGATTCTCGGCGTTCTTTTATATTTTTAAGCCATTCAGATTTAGAATCTTGCGATACCAGCTTATTATCTGAAAGTGAAAGCGATATTTCAACGCTTGAAAAAGCGGCAGAAAGTGTTTTATCATCAGCTTGTTTTTCTGCCAAATTTGTTAAATTCTCCATTTTAGTGCTTGCTTCTTTTGCACTTAAAGTTCCATTTTCAAAATCATCAATAATTTTAATTGCACTACTTATCATTTCTCTATCGTTCTTAGAGTATTTATATCCATTAAACACTCCTAAATGAGCAAGCAGTGTTGCAACAATGATAACAAGAAAAATCATTGCAATAACTATACTTGACTTACTTATTTTTTGTTTCTCTTTCATAAGCAAATCCCCCTTAAATTTAATTTTGCTAATCATATCACAATATGCATAATTTGTCGAATGTTGTCGAAACTTGCGATATCTTTAAGTTGATTTTTACATTATCAGTATTTATAATAATAATTGTCCGAGAGAGTTCGGACAGAATCTTCAAGTTTCGGCTAGGTGGCACTGTTTGATTGGCGTTGGCAGTGTCACCGCTGAAAACTGTTAATCTACTGGGGGCAGGTTGACATGCAAGAACAAATGTTCTATAATAACACCATCGCTACCAGCGTTATATCGTGCAATAAGGGGGATATATGGAGAATGAGGAATATAAACAAAAGATTATCGGATTAATAGAAAAAATAGAAAATACAGGTACATTAGAGTACCTGTATTCATTCATAGAAAACTTTTTGAAGAGGTGGGGGTAAAACCCTACTTCTTTTCTTTTCGAGATAACATAACATCTATCATATCTAATATCGTTTCTTTATCTCTTTGTTCTAACATAGAAAACTTCCAAAGTAAATCAACATCTTTTTCAGCTTCTTTTGAATTATCCTTACGGATTGGCGAAACATCAAATCCCATTAGCCACGCTTCTGACACGTTCAAAGCCATTCCTAAGACAACTAGCTTTTCTTGGCTAGGTTCAACTTTGCCTGATACATACTGGCTAATATCAGATTTATTCATCTTGATATTGTATTTCTTACAATATGGTAATGATAAATTCAAAATATCAACTTGCTTTAACTTCCGTTCATTCATTAGCTGTTTAAGCCTATCTGATGTATTCTCTTTCATCTTAGTTATCCTCCTTTCTATTGATAATATACCATTATTTGAACAAAAGTTCAAGATGTAAAACTAAAAAAGTAAAAAATATTGAACTTTTTATTGACATATTAATTTAATAATGATATTATACAATCAGTTCAAAACATTGAACAAAAAACGGAGAAAGGAGAAGAATTGGAATGGCTTTTAATTACAGTAAGTTAAGAGGTCGCATAATTGAAAAGTACGGAAGTCAGACGGACTTTGCCAAGGCGTTTGGATGTTCAGACAGGACTTTATCACTTAAAATGACAGGCAAGCGACCTTGGAAACAGATTGAAATTTTAAAAGCAATTAAATTATTAGATTTATCAGAAGATGATATACAGGATTATTTTTTTGCTTTAGAAGTTCAAAATATTTAACTTTTAGAAAGGAGTAAGAATGGCAAGCTTTATTGATGAAGTAGAGAAAAGTTATCTTAATAGTCTTAAAGACAACTTATGCAAAACCTGTGAGGGAGCTGTATTTATGGAGAAATATTTTTCTTCAAGGTCTGCTATCTCTGAATTAGAGAATAAAGTTTTATCAGAACTCAAAGATAGCAAACTAACAGTTGCGGAAATGATTGGTTTTTTAGAGTATATGAAACAATCTATTAAAAACCACTCATTTCTTCCCCAAGAGAAAGAACACTGATACAGCATTCTTTATCAGAGGTAATGTTACCCTCTGGTATTTCCTTAGCAGTCTTGAGTATAGATAATACTTTGTCAGAGTAAGGATATTCAAGACCGCAGTTAGGGCAAACAATCTTGCTAGTAGATATATCTTCGTTAACAGTATATCTGCTATAACAAGTGCAAGTTATTTGAAATTTTAGAAGCATATTTACACCACCTTTCTTTATTTAGTAAAGGAATTATAACATAAAAAGGAGATAATAATAACAATGAATGAAATTCAAATTAATTTATTAAAAGATTACATACTTGAGGATTTAGAGAAAACAAGAAAAAGCGACATATCTGCAAAAGAAAAAGCAGAATTGGAAATTTCAGCTTTAAGAGCACTTGTAGAGTTAGAAAACAGTCCAGTAGCCGCAAAAATTGACAAGGTTTATGAAAATTTCACGGCACAGAAAAATGAAGTGGATATTAATAAAAATTTTTATGATAAGGTTGCTGAATATTGCGGCGAAAGAAAAATGCCAATATCAGCATTTGAAAAAATGTGTAGCATTGGTAATGGAACGTGTGGTCGTTGGAGAGATAGTATGTCTTCACCAACATTAACTACTATACAGAAGATTGCAGAAGCAACAAAAATTCCGATTGAAAATTGGGTCAGATAAGAAAGGGTACATTTATGGAGCTACAGATTTTTAGCAATTCAGAGTTTGGAGAAATCCGAACCATTACTAAAGATGATGAACCTATGTTTTGCTTGGCTGATGTATGCAAGGCATTGGAACTTACACAGCCGTCAAAGGTTAAAGAGAGGTTGAACCCAAAGGGTGTGAACAGTATTCCTACCCTTACAAAAGGTGGAGAACAAAAGCTGTTATACATTAACGAGAGCAATCTTTACAAGACAATCTTTCAGAGCAGAAAAGAGAGTGCAGAAAGATTTACAGAATGGGTTACATCAGAAGTCCTTCCATCAATCAGAAAGACAGGAAGTTACAGTAAGCCTTTGACAACATCCGAACAGATTAGATTATTGGCACAGGGCAACACAGAACTCACAGAGAGAGTTGATAAGGTTGAAGATAAGATAATCAGTATTGAAGAAGAAACTCCGCTTTACGGCTGTGAGATTGAAGAAGTGCAGAAACATGTTAGAAAGAAAGGAATTGAAGTACTTGGCGGAAAGGACAGCAATGCGTACAAAGACGGTGGTATTCGCGGTTCAGTATATTCTGATATATACAAGCAGTTAAAACGCGAATTCGGGTGCGTGGCGACATACAAGAGTATCAAAAGAAAATACTTGGCTGATGTACACGAATTCATCGACACCTATTTGTTGCCAATAGCACTTGCTGAAGTGGTACATGATACAAACATGTAGGAGAAGATATGAAAGAAAAGATAATTAACATATCCGCAACACTGGCAGGAATCAGCCTTATAGCGTTGATTCTAAGACCGGTACAACCGCAAGCTAAGATTAATCAGCAGAGTGCAGTGTTAAGTGAATGCTACAACTCACATATTGATTATAAGGTTGAAACTGGAGAGATAAGTGTTGATGAATATGAATTGTCGCTTATGGCACATTTACTGATGGGCGAATGCGGAGCGACATGTAACGATGATGAAATGCTATATCTTGCAGGAGCCGTTGTTTTGAACAGAGTACAAAGTGAGTATTTCCCTAACAGTATTGAAGAAGTTATTTATCAGTCAGGGCAATATCAATGTACAGAACTTAAAAACAGTGGATTCTATAAAGAACCGACAGAAAGGTGTTGGAGAATAGCAGAAGAATTATTAATAAGCGGATATGACATACCTAGCAATGTGTTGTATCAAGCTGAATTTAAGCAAGGTAGCGGTGTTTATAAGAAAGTGCAGAACATGTACTTTTGCTACAAGTAAGGAGTGTTTATGGAAGCAAGGATAAGAGAAGAAATGTTCAACCTGGGAATTCTTTCTAATAAAAGAGGTTACATCTACATAATCGAAGCTGTCAAACGCTTTGGAAATTTTACATCAATGGAAAATATTTACAACAGTATTGCTAAGGCAACAAATAGGTCACCAGTATCTATTGAAAGGTCAATTAGAACAGCAATTAAATCAGCTAACCATGATTTATCAACATGGAAAAACTATGACTGTCTCACAGCAAGAGGGGTTATAACAACGATGTATTACAGATGTAAGGAGAATGCCAATGAGTAGCATAAAAAGAATTATTAAGCTGAACAGAAATAGGCAGAGAGCTATAAAGGAAAAGGATTTTAGAAAATTCTATACTTTTAGCTGCAAAATCCATCTGATTGAAAGAATAGATAAAGTACCAATAGGAAGTTACATATTAAAGTAAGGAGAGAAAAAATGGAAAATGCAATTAATAACAACAATATCACATCAGCAGGAGTAGTTGAGAAAGAACCAGAGTACTCGCATGAAGTACTTGGCGAGGGGTTTTATGTGTTCATGCTCAAGTGTTCAAGAACAAGCGGTAACAATGATACATTGCCAGTAATGATATCGGATAGACTTGCTGATGTCAGAGAAATCAAAGTAGGACAGGTTGTCACAGTTTCAGGGCAGATAAGGAGCTTCAACAGGCATATTGATGATGTGAAGAGCAAGCTGATTTTATCGGTATTTGCAAGAGAACTTGAAATACTAGCACAGGACGCAACCGAACTACCATTTGAAGAAAATATCAATACAGTTATACTTGATGGTTTCGTATGCAAACCACCTATATACAGATGTACTCCAAAGGGCAGAGAGATTGCGGATATCTTAGTAGCAGTAAACAGACCATATGGCAAATCAGATTACATACCATGTATAGCATGGGGAAGAAATGCGAGATTTGCAGGTGGGCTTGAAGTTGGAGAACACATTCAGATCCAGGGAAGATTCCAGAGCAGAGAGTACGCTAAGAAGATAAGTGACAATGAGATTGAGACAAGGGTTGCTTATGAAGTATCAGTAAGCAGGATTGATTACGCAGAGGAGGGCGAAGCTAATGCATAGTGATATTACAGTTAGAGATTTAGCAAGTATGGCTATTGATGAAGATGTGGTATGCCAGATATGGACACCGCAATACGGAACAGTATTTAATGGTTCATTTGAAGAAGCTAAGTATTCAGCCTATGCGGATAGGGAGATTGATAACTTCCAAGTTGAAGATGGCGTATTTGTTATGAATATATAATAAGGAAAGGATATGTTTATGGAAAGAGCAGTTTTAAAAAAAGTAGTTCTTGAAAACTTTATGTGCTACGCACACGCAGAATTTGATTTTTATGCCATTACAAAGATTATGGCTAAGAATGGCAAGGGCAAGTCGACTATTGCCACAGCTTACTTGTGGTGCTTGTTTAACTGTGATTATGAGTTAAAGGATAATCCGGTTGTCAGACGAGAGGTTGACGGAAAATCCGTTGATGATATGGACACAAGTGTTGAACTTACGCTTGATGTTGACGGAAAAGAAGTCATTCTGAAAAAGGTTCAGAAACGCACTTATGAAGAAGTAACAAAGGATGGAGTTACTATAACAACTGTAAAAGACCCTAATTCATATTATATCAACAGCGTTTCAAAGACATTAAAGGCATTTAATGAGTACCTTGATATTAATATGAACATTTTTAAAATGTGTAGCAATATCAATATATTCCTCACACAGAAGCCAAAGGAAATGAGAGAATATCTTTTCAGTTTAGTAAAGAAAATAACTGACCTTGATATAGCAAAATCCAAAAATGGACTTGCTGAATTAGTACCACTTCTTGAAAAATACACATATAAAGAAATACGTGCTATGAACAATGAAATCAAAAAAGATGTTGATGATAATGCCGAAAAGTTAAAAGGGCAGATTGAAGAGAAAGAGCGTGATGTGCAGCTTAAACAGGCTATTGAAGTATCTGACCTTGAATTACAGAAGAACAGCCTTAAAGAACAGATTGAGGACTGCATAGCAAAACAGACCGACAATGATAAGCTGATGGCTGAATATGACAATGCTAGTGCTAATATTCTCAGCTTAAAGTTTGAGCTTGACGATATTCGCCGTAAAGCCAATGAGGACAATATTAAGGCTAGGAGAGATATTGAGAACAGGATTTCTGATAAGCAGTTTCTTGTTAGGCAGACAGAAAAGACTATTACTGATACAGAAAAGAACATCGAGTATCAGCAGAATGCCATTGATAGCATAAATAAGAATTTGCAGAATATAAGGGATAAATGGAAAACAGAGAATGAATGCAAATTTGACGAAACAAGCCTTATTTGCCCTTATTGCAAACAGGAATATCCCGAAGATAAGAAAGAACAGTTAAGAGCCGATTTTGATAGCCACAAGGCAGAAGAATTAAAGCTTATCACAAACAATGGCAACCTTTTTAAAGACAAACTTGATAAGAATAAGAAGATTCTTAAAGATTTACAGAAAGAGTTGCCACAGCATAGAGAAAGCCTTGAAATGCTGAACACAGCTATTGCAGACCTTAAAAAGCAGTTATCAGAACTTCCACAGGAAATTGATGTAACAGCCGCCGAAGAATATAAGGCACTTGAACAGCAGATAGCTGAAAAGGAACAGGCTATGCACAAGGCTAATGATATTCCAGTAGTTAAGGCAGAATTAAAGTCACAGGAAACAGCTTTAAGGCAGCAGTTGGCAGAATGTGAAAGCCAGATTGCAAAATCTGATACGGCAGCAGACGAACAGCGACTTGAAGAATTAAGGCAGATAAAGATTGATTCTGAACAAAATAAAACTAATGCCGAGAAAATTCTTGATTTACTTGATGAATTAGACAAAGCAAAGAATGAAGCCTTGACAGAAGCAGTAAACAGCCATTTTGGGTTAGTTAAGTGGCAGTTGTTTGAATATGCCAAGAATGGCAATTACAAGAGCTGTTGCATACCTACTGTTGATGGAAAGAGCATTTTAACAACTATGTCTAACAAGGGTAACAGGATTTTAGGCAGAGTTGATATTTGCAATTCAATCCAGAAGATTAGCGGTATATCAACACCTATCATTTTGGACGATTCTGAAAGCCTTAGTACGGACAATCAGAAGAAAGTTGCTGAAATGGTAGATAGTCAGTTGATTATGCTGATTGTTAATGATAGTGAGAAATTAGAGATTGCGGAGGGATAATATGAAGCTCTATTTTTACAAATTGAATACAGGTAAAGGATACGGGAAAACAGGAATTACAGTACAGGTTTGTGAAGCAGAAGAGAAACCAAAGACATACAGGTCCGTTGGTGGAAATTTTCCAAACTACTTAAGTACTGTAAGAAAAGATGAAGAAGGACTGGCATTGAGATTTAATTATTTATTCCTTACAGAGCCTAATTTTGAGTATGCCAAGGAGATATTTAAGAAACGGGCAGAATCAAGGATTGCACAGACAAAAGAAATACTTGAAAGAGAAGAAAGGGAATTAAAGATAATCGAAGAAAGTGAGGATTAATTATGGCAGAGAATACAGCAGTTGCAGAAAAGAAAGAAGCTGAAAGCAGAGAGCTTGTAGCAAAAGATTTTACAGAGGGAATGGTTGTTAAAATTAAGCAGAAAGAGAAATTCGGCTTAACATTTCCTAAAGATTACAACTACACAAATGAGCTTATGTCAGCAATGCTTATTTTACAGGACACACAGGATATGAATAAGAAGCCTGTATTACAGAGTTGCACAAGGGCAAGTATTGAAAATGCACTTATCGAAATGGTGACAGACGGATTATCAATAAGAAAGAAGCAGTGTTACCCAGTTGCTTATGCGGGCAAATTAAGCTGTCAGCCGTCTGTTTATGGCGCAACTTGTCTTGCTAGAAGATATGGGCTTAAAGACATTAATGCATCAGTTATTTATAAAGGGGATGTATTCAAGTACCACAAAGAGGATGCAAAGACAATTATTGATTGCCACGAACAGAGCTTTGAGAATATCGACAATGACAAGATTGTTGGTGCTTATGCGGTAGCGATTATGGGAAATGGTGAGAAGATTGCAGAAGTTATGACTATGGCGCAGATAAAGACCGCTTGGAAACAGGGATACGGATATAAGGAGACCGGAAACGGAGTTCATCAGAAATTCGCAGACCAAATGGCTATGAAAACTGTTAAGAACAGACTTCTTAAAGCTATCAACAATACTCATAGCGGTTTTGGCAAAGAAGATGATTACGAGGAAATCAGCCACGATGAAATGCTCGAACAGGATGTTGCCTATGATATTGAGCAGAACGCAAACGCAGTAGATTTTGACGAGGACAACATAATTGATGTAGAGCCGACCGACACAGCCGACAAGCAGTCAGAGGAGCTACCGCCATTCATGCAGAGTGAGGAGGATTAAGTAATGCATCGACACGACTGGATTAAGTTTTGTAAGCATCATAAACGGGGCTATAAGTGCAAAATATGTGGGAGGTTTTGGAGACTATGAGAGTAATTTCACAGCATGGCAATGTTGATTTGCCTTATGAGCAGATAGTTGTGTGCCACGCAATGGAGAGCGTTATAGCACTATACAATGGAGAGAAATACGTGTTAGGTGAGTACTCTTCCAAAGAGAAAGCGTATAAGGCTATGGAAATGCTTAGAGAAGCATGGATAAATGAAGCCATAGGATTCACGCATGGAATTTACCATAGAAATATTGTTT